CGCCATCACAGACGATGGAGATGAAGCAATCAGACAACTCACCGCCTGTCAACAAGCCTACGAATCCATCTACGAAACCCTAAAGGAGAAACAATGAACCTGTCAGCCAACTTTACCCTGAAAGAACTTACAAAGTCAGATACTGCCACCCGCTTGGGATTGGACAATACCCCTGATGAACAGGCTTTGGAGAACTTGAAGACTCTTTGCGACAAGGTGCTTCAACCTGTGCGTGAACACTTTGGTAAGTCTGTAACCGTTAACTCTGGTTATCGTAGCCCTGAAAGCAATGCTGCTGTTGGTGGCTCTAAGACTTCTGACCATTGCAAGGGCATGGCGGCTGACATTGAGATTGTTGGTGTTGCCAATGCTGATCTGGCTCAGTGGATTATGGATAACCTTGAGTACACACAACTTATCCTTGAGTTTTACACCCCTGGCATTCCTGACAGTGGTTGGGTTCATGTGTCTTACGACCCTAACAACCTGAAAAAGCAGGAATTGACTGCCACCAAGGTGGCGGGTAAGACCACCTACTTGAATGGTTTAGTGGCATAACTGTTTTTAATTTATTTTTTACTTTAACTTTCATCAGCTTGACATTGATTTCTCTTAAGTTAATCCAAACTTTTTGGGGGAATCAATGTCTGCTTCACATTTTAGTGACCAAGAATTTATTGAAATTTGGAATAAATACGAGTCAGCATCGCAAGTATCCAAGGTTCTTAATGTTGATGTTCGTGCTGTGCAAAGACGCAGGAAAAGGCTTCAAGATTCTTTGGGGGTGTTTCTTGGAAGTGCAATACAAAAGCCGCCAATCAAAACACCCGATAACCCTGCAAGACGAATGTTGGGAATTGAAGATGGAGTAGTCATTGTCTTCAGTGATGCCCACTTTTGGCCAGGAATACACACTACGGCATTTAAAGGATTACTTTGGGCAATTAAAGAGTTGCAACCAAAAGCCATTATTGCCAATGGCGATGTTTTTGATGGTGCTTCAATCAGTAGGTTTCCTCGTATTGGATGGGATACAACACCATCTGTTATTCAAGAGCTAAAAGCCTGTGAGATTTCACTTGGTGAAATAGAAGATGTTGCTAAGAAAGCCAGAAGCAACACACAATTAGTGTGGACATTGGGTAATCATGACGCTAGATTTGAGAATCGGTTAGCTGCCAATGCGCCGCAGTATGAGTTTGTCAAGGGATTTACGCTGAAAGACCATTTCCCTACATGGCATCCTTGTTGGTCGTGTTGGCCTACAGAGGAGGTTTCTGTTAAACACCGCTGGAAGGGTGGTATCCATGCTACCCATAACAACACTGTCAACGCTGGTGTAAGCATCGTTACAGGGCATTTGCACAGCCTTAAAGTCACTCCATTTTCCGACTACAACGGCAACAGGTTTGGTGTAGATACAGGGACTCTGGCAGAGCCAAGCGGCCCACAGTTCATCAACTATTTAGAAGACAGTCCAACCAATTGGCGGTCTGGATTTGCTGTTCTTACATTCCGAAATGGTCGGTTGTTGTGGCCTGAGCTGGTACACAAATTTGGTGAAGGGCAAATTGAGTTTAGAGGAAAAGTTTATGACGTATGACCTAGTGACCTATCTCCGCCTTGAAATCAAAGAAATGCATAAGATTCTGCAAGAGACCCAGATAGCTTTGGCGCAAGCCAATGTAAGGCTTGACAGACGATCAACGCCATTGACAGATGAGCGTGTATACACATTGTATAGACGCAGCCTTGACTGGCGGCAGTTGGCTAGAGACATAGAGGCTGAACACGATATTAAATAAAAAAGGGGAGTCCTAAGACCCCCCTAAAAGAGACAACTGCATAAAGATTATGCCACACGCTGCCAAAGCAAGCCATCTTCGTCTTCTACGATCTCTCCGATTTCGTATTCTGCGTACTCTTCGTCTTCTTCGATTTCGTCTTCTTCATCAACGCATGAATCATCATCTTCGTTGACTTCATCTTCTTCATCGCACTGTGCATCAATGAACTCATCGCTCAATTGATAGTCAGCAGCCCAACCAAATTCTTTTTGAAAGTCAATGAATTCCAAAATGATTTGAGCCTTGTCAAAATCAGTCGTTTCAATCACAACTTTTTCGCCATCAACCCAATCCCAATCACCAATATTCACTTCTACCTTGTACATTTCAATCCCCTTGATATGGCACTATTGCCAAAGAAATCTTATAGAAATATTGTGACAAATCAAGTTGTTTACAAATCGTCAGAATAAAACATTATTAGTGCTAAAACAACAATTAAAGTTACTAAAGCACCAATAGACATCAAAAGAAGGATTGTCATTACATTAGACAACACTTCTAACATTCCATTCACGCTCTTTGCGTCCTGATTTGGATTTGACTGTTCGTCCTGTCAACTCAATCAACCCCATGTTGGACAACTCGTTTAACCGCCTTGCAACCTGATTTGGCTCTAACCCGCTATGTTTGGCTATCCCATCTTTTCCAAGCGCACCATGAGCCTTTAGAGTGTCCACAATCATGGAGAAGTGCTTAGAAGCCAAGTCTTTTGCTGACTCTGCGGCTTCATAGCTGGTTATTGGGTCAGAAGCTCTAACCCGATTGAAGATTGGCAAGTCAAAGAACTTCTTTACGCTGCCACCAAAATGTGTGTCATCTAAACTCATATCAACTCCTATTTAAAAATTTACTCCAAACAAAACCACCACCAACTTTTGCAACAAATTGCAATGCAACAATTTCAAGCATAAGTCCACCAAAAGCTATTGTCGGGAAAACGACCGAATCAACAGCAGAGCCAGCAACATTTGACCCATTGACACGAATCATCCATTCTTTATGTTTAAGGTACTGGTAGACCAATGAATCAGCCAGCATTGACAAGCTAAAAGCCGCCAATGAAGCAAATGCAATCATTCCTGTTGCTGGATTGATGGCATACGAAACAATGCTTGCTGTTGCAATCAAGCCTCCCATCTTTATTGGTAACTTGTCACCTTCCCACAAGTCATGCAGTTTGTCCCGCAAAGATAAATTCAACCCAATCAACAAAAATGCACCTATTGGGCTAAACCAAACACCGAATGCGGCAATTAAAAGATTGGCGGCAACTAAAGATGCAACATAAATAAAAGCGTAAATCATGATCTCTCCGTTTTGATAAAAACACCATGATGAAAAGCAACTAATTGCTGTTTGCCACCAAATTCTTCAAACAACAAATCAGCTATATTTTCGTGATATTGATTGTTCATCTTGTCAACAAAATCTAATATTCGTTCAACAAATATCACATCTGTTGTTTGAATTTCCAGTTCATATTTGATTCGCACATTGTTTGTTGGACACTTACCAAAAAACTCTGTTGTGTAAATATTCATAACAATATTCCTTGTTCAACTTGATGAAAACCCCAAACTGGAGGGGCGTTGTGCGCCTCAATCCTGCTTCGCATAACTTGCGCTCTTGCCTCTTTTGTTGGAGGAGGATAGTTTCCGCTTCTCCATTTCCCATCCATGCCAACATTTCGGGCAATGTTTGTTGAATCAGCAGAGCAAAACGGCAATTTTGTAAAGATTGCAGGGTCTAGCATCCTCAATCCATGCAATTTACAGGATGGTCGCCCTAAGTCATCACAGATTACCCGCATGGCTTGACCCATCTTTGACCACCATTGAAAAGTTCCTATGGTTGCGTATTCTCCCGAACTGCCAATGCAAACCCGAACATAGGTATTGGCTAATTGTTCAAGTCGCTCAAGGGATTCGTGCATATGCCAAACAGGTGCGCCAAACCATAACGGTAATGGGTTATCTCGCAACAAGGCATCGTTATCTTCTTCTGTGCCATCAATAACATCAGGCAAAACAGCAAAGTCACATGAAGGCACTTTTTTAAGATTTAATGCCCACTCGTAAAAAGGTTGCCAATCGGTTATTGGTTCACCTGATTTCCATGCGCTAAATGCCCCGTTATCAATAGCAAAAGATTGAGCTACATCAATGGCAGTTGCTATTTGTTCAGGATGAGCATAAGAAACAAATGCATGACCTGCTTGAACTGCATAGTTAGCCACAGGTGTTGGTGTTATCGGAAGTCCGTGATAATGAATCATATTCACTCCTATTAAGTTAGTGGGTACTCACTTACGCTTTCCCCGTTGTGTTACATCAGAAAGGGATGTCTTCATCCATATCTTCAATTTTCTTTGAAGACTTAGTTGGTGCTTGGCCTTGTTCTTCTTTAGGGCTGAGAGCCAGACCCATGAACTTGCCATTCTTGCCTTCTTTAATCCATGCTGACAGCCAGAATTCCTGACCATTCACCCGAATATTTCCTTTGTAATCAGGATGATTGTCTTTTTCCTTCTTGTCATTCTTAAAAAGGACACCACTGTTGTCGCGCTGTTCCATATTTACACCTTAATTTCATTGAGTTTTTTAACTTTGTCATCCACTTCTGTAAGAAACTGGATAACCTCTTTTTCGAGTTCTGCAATGTACAAGTCATTGCGCTCGATTCTTTTGACAAACAACTGAAGATGGCTAGGCATCCGTGGGTCGAAACTCACGAAATTACACCAACTTCTGTTTGTGCAAGCCATCTGCCACTGCATTTGGTCATAGTATTTCTTAGCGGGTTCTTCACCCAAAAGAGTATCAATGTGTGTGGCAGTGTTAGGGCATTTGATCTCCAGGCATCCATCGTCACCCACCAAGCCATCAGGAGAGGCGGCAGACATAGGAATCTTTGGATGGTCAATAGCACCTACCTGATCGACCATATTGCCTGTTTTAGCCTCGTATGCGGCTCTGGCATAGGTTTCGTTCTCGACACCCCATTCCATAGCGGCATTTGAGTAGGATTCAGCCACTTGGTTAGTCATGCGTTCGACTACCAACTGTGCCATGTAGTTAGCTCTACTGGTGCTGTAGCCTGTCTTTGTTTTGGCAACAATGTCAGAGATACGAGAAGCAGTAGCTTTACCACAACGCTGTGCAAACCATTCTGGTGTACCTTGTTCAACTTCACTCATTTCAACGCTCCTTTACGCTTTTCCTTGGCATCAATCACCTTCTTTTGCCAGCTCTTATCAGAGCCGCAAGCAGAGTAAGCAGAAGTGTAGACATCCTTCAGTTCATCCATTGTTGAAGCAGCATCAATAGCCGCTAAGTGGTCAATCATTGCGCCTACATCTACATCTGAAGCAGAGTCACCTTCAGGCAAGTCTTCTCCAGCATAGATATACAAGCCCAAGCCATGCAGAGATAGTGCCTTTGTCATACAGCGCATGATGGCAGTGTTGACAGCAAATGCGTCTGGGTTGAGGATTGCTTTGTTGCGAAAGTCCATTACTGGAAGTTGGCAAGTCATTGGTTTGCCAAACATGGTGACTGTGACGAACACCATTGCTGTGCCGTTGATGTCCATAAAGCACTTGTCGCCAAATGTCTCGACTTTGTAGACCGCTTCTGGGTCTGCCTTTAGTGCTTCAGCCCATGCCCATGCCCACGATAGGTAGGTAAGGTTGGCTTTCTTTTCTGTATGTTCATTTACATTCTTGTTGAGCAACATTAACACTTGTTCTTGATTCATCATTCACTCCTATATACGCCATCTAAAATATCTTTTGTTTCTTGAGCAACCATCCACATTGCTAGATGTGTCAGGTCGGCATGGATTTGTGCAATATCGTTACTGAACCCTCCGTATCTTTTGTTTAAGCACTTCTCCTCCAACTTCTTTGTGTTGTTCTCTATTCGTATCAGTAGAGATGTGTAGTCGATCATCATTAACTCCTTTTTGTTGAAACTTCTTCCATGTTTGCGACACATTGGTTTGTGCCGAGTTCACATACCCAAAACTAGGGTCGGTGATTGGTACAGATGGCAGAACCACCTTTTGATACTTGCCAGCGTAAGGCATCTTCTTAACCGCCTTTTTGAGCAATTTCTGACGCTCTTTCAAACTGACTGTGGGTATCCAAATCTGAAAATAAGATAAAGTCCATTTCACCGCAGCACTTATCTTTTCCATTGCGAGGTTTAACGCAGTATGGGCAATATTGGTCATGAGAGTGTTCCTCAATGATTCGTTCAAGATTCAGCTTAGTTCTCATTTCTGGCCTCGCTGGAGTATGGATTGATTGTAGTAATTGAACCTTTGTGATGCTCTAAATCAGCTTGTAATCTTTCGATTCGGTATTGTCTATACAACAACAATTCTTCTTCATCATCGACCCAAGGTGTTAAAGCCAAGTCGTTAGAGACTTGCGCCATACGCTCTGCTTTGAGTTCTACCCTGTTTCGCACCATGTCGGCAACATCTGCCCAGGCATTGCAAAGGATGGCTTCAAGGATAGCTTTGCTATCGCAAATAGCATCTGCAACATCATCAGGTGTTAAATCCTGAAGTGCTGCCCATGTCTCGTGTTTCATATCAATCATCATTCACTCCTGTTAAAAACCTATCAATGTGTGTATTCTGTCAGACACTATCATATCTTGCAATAGGGATTTCCCTAATACATTTGTGAATTTCTGACATTCGTTTGTTAGTGAACACTTTGCCGCATTTCAAGCACAGCCATGCAATTCCTTGGTCAACAGTAGTTTTCTTGTTGCCATGAAGACCTTTTGTGCGACCATAAAAAGTGCGTATTTGTTGAATCACTTGTGTCATTCCTTCATGCTTCTGATAAAGATGGCAAAGCTGTCAATGGTGTCTTTGCCAAAAGATTCCATGCGTTCGATGGCAACTGCCACTTCTTCAATGACAATATTCCGGTATGGGTTCAAAGATTCAATGTCAATAATCTTGATTTCCTGTACTTGACGCTTACGCCACAAACTTTGAGCAGAGTCGTTCATATTTTTTCCTCTTGGCTTTCTTCATTGATTTACAGGCTTTCTCAGAAGACCTTAACTTACCCTTCATCCGTATCTCAGATGCCGTTAAAGGGGTCGTACGAGGCTCTAAATAGGCATTGATTTGTATGCAACACATCAACAACACCAACACCCTGCCAAACGCTTGTGCGTAAGTCATAGGCTTCTCAGAAACTTCATGATGAGTCCATCAATCTCAGCAAAGTCTTCATCGGACAACTCAAGAATTCTGTCTTTCCCATCCTCATCCAATGCCTCAAATTCGTAGTCCCAAAACTGGCCTTCTTCTGGGTCGTGTTCAAGATGAGTGATTGCAATAACCAGCTCTGTCTCTAAAGTCTCGCTGTAAATAGTCTCGTAAAAGTCGTTTTCCATGTTCACACCTCTCTGTTGTTGGTACTTGTATTGTCAGACACAATGATTGTGATGATATAGGGACTTTCCCTTAGTGTAAAACAGTATGACACTACAGTACAATTACTCATGCCTAGACCACCTTCAGAATTAACAGGACATAAGACACGAATCAGTGTTCGTGTTCCTCCGTACCTAAAACTAGAGTTCAATGCCCTTGGCGGTGCGCTTTGGTTGAGGGATATTCTTAAATCATCACACTACAAGAGAAAAAATGAAACTATCCATCAATCAACTGCAAACCCTGAAACGACTGACAAACGGCCCTAGAAGCTCGTTGTCGTTCACCACCAGTGACGCTTATGTCCCAGGCTCAAACCATGCCTTATCCCACCTAAGAAGCCTTGAAATGAATGGTTATGTGGTGGAACTTGAAGAATTGTGGCATCTCACCAACTCTGGACGCATGAAGCTGATTGAGACGAAATCAGATAATTCATCTCGTCATGCCAATGGGACAACCCATGAAAAATATGTCCAAGGCGACTGGAAAAACCTTGTTCATCGTAGGGGTGCTTTAGATTTCTTGAAGCATCCAAGTCGGTTCAGCAACTTTTTTGTGTGATAGAATTTTCAGAACACGGCTAGGACAGGGGTTGATCTCCCTTCCGAAAAGGCGATTCGTTACCGCCCTGCCGCCATTATTTTGTAACGACAACCGATGACGTAAGGTTAAAAATGGCAACACTGACATTAAAGAAGCCAAATTTTAAGATTGGCGACAGACCCTTAGAGCAATTCTTGGGTAAATTTGCAGTTATGCGGCAATCTAGACATATGCACAGCATTAGATTTACCGCAACACATGACTCATATTCATCTGCATACAAAGAAGCAATCCGACTTAGAGATGAGCAAAAGACCGAAAGATATTTGGTTGTTTTTATTGCTGGTCATGCAGATTGGATTGAATAATGCACTATTACAAATTCAACATCGCAGATTACAGAAAAGACACAAGCCATTTATCAACGCTTGAACATGGTGTTTACAGGCAGTTGATAGATTGGCAATACCTTGATGAAAAGCCAATTCCTTTGGAAACCCAAGTGGTTTTCAGGCGGTTACGCTTGGGTTCTATTGATGAGCAACAAGCTCTCGAAAATGTGTTGTCAGAGTTCTTTGAAAAGTCAGATGATGGCTACTTTCAGAAGCGTATCAGGGTCGAAATTCTGGATTATCAAGAGAATTCAGAGAAGAACAGACGTAACGGAAAGCTAGGTGGAAGGCCATCTAAAACCCATTCGGTTTCTTCTGGGTTGCCAAATGAAACCCAATCAAAAGGCAACCATAAACCAATAACCAATAACCATAAACCAATTAAAGAGAAGGTCACCAAAGGCTCACGCCTTTCTGCTGATTGGGTTTTGCCAAAAGATTGGGAAGATTGGGCTAGGCAGGAAAGACCTGACTTGGATTTGCGGAGTGTGGGTGAGCAGTTTAAGGATTACTGGAGTGCAAAAGCTGGTTCAGGCTCTACAAAGCTGGATTGGTATGCCACATGGCGAAATTGGGTGAGAAACCAAAAGCAGAGTTTCAAACCTGCCGACATAGCAAAAGTCACTGTTCCGTCAAGCTCACAGCGTGATCCTGCTTTGCAGAAAATCGAAGAAGACATTAAGAATTCAAAACCCAACCCTGAGATTCTTAGGATGATTCGTGAAGGATTGAAGGGGAAAATGATATGACAAGACTAGAAGCAAACCAACTACTTGATGAACACAAATCAGGAATCAGAATCCACCCAGTTGTTGAAGTCTCAAAAGCCCTTTGGCTCACAGGAGACTTGGCAGGAACACTACAAAAACACCCTAAACCACCTGTTAGCGATGGCCCAAACCAAGGGTTTCAAGGCTTACACATGGAACAGGGTCAAAGAGATTGACAATGAAGAAAATGGGTACTACAGGGGAATACAAGAGGAATTCTTGAACAAAATCAAAGGCTTAGACAATGAATCCGTTTCAAATAAATGAACCGACTTGCATCAGTTTCTCTGGTGGCAGGACTTCCGCTTATATGCTTTTTCGTATATTGGAAGCAAACGATATGACTTTGCCAGATGACACTTTTGTAATTTTTTGCAACACAGGCAAAGAACATGAGTCAACATTGAAGTTTGTCAAAGACTGCCAAGAAAAGTGGAATGTTCCTATTGTTTGGCTTGAGTTTGCCAAAAATCCACAAAAATTTGTTGAAGTTACCTATGAAACCGCTTCAAGAGATGGCGAGCCATTTGCGGAGATGATTAAACAAAAGCAATTTTTGCCAAACTCAGTTATGCGATTCTGTACAACAGAACTTAAGATTCACCCGATAACCCGATTTATGAAGTCGAAAGGGTTTGATGAATTTCAGACTTTTGCAGGGATTCGGGCTGATGAACCAAGGCGAGTAGGTAAATTGCGGCAAACAGTCCATGCACCTTTGGCCTTGGCTGGTGTTACACAAACGCATGTCCAGCAGTTTTGGAAAGCAAACGATTTCGACCTTGGCCTTCAGTTTGTGGACAAGATAACACCGCTTGGCAACTGTGATTTGTGCTTTATGAAGGGCGCACATCAGCTAATGTCCATCATTCAGCATGAGCCTAATCGGGCTATTTGGTGGGCAAAGCAAGAAGAAATCATTGGCGGCAGATTCTCAAAAGACCGCCCAACCTATGCTTCGATGAGTCAGTTTGGCAAAGACCAAATAGATTTGTTTGACGCAACAGAGGAAACAATAGCCTGTTTCTGTGGAGATTGATATGGTGTTCATAGGCATAGACCCTGGCTCCATCAATGGAGCACTTGGGGCTGTTGACAGTCAAGGTGCATTTATCGAGGCTTTCAACATTGAACACCAAGACAAACATATCTTGGCCTTGGTTTTCAAGTCTAGGATTCTTGGCTTGGTTGACCCAAAAGAAGGCGCAGAGATTTGCATGGAACAAGTCCATTCAATGCCAGGACAAGGGGTTAGCTCAACTTTCCAATTTGGTCGGGCTGTTGGGGTTATCTCAGCCGTTTGTGAGTTAACTCGATACCCTGTTCATTTGGTCACGCCTCAAAAGTGGAAAAAACATTTTCACTTAACCGCTGACAAGAATGAATCTTTAGACATGGCCCGTTATTTATGGCCTGAAGCCAAATTGAAGTATAAAAAGGACGGAAACAAGGCAGAGGCACTTTTAATTGCTGAATATTTGAGGCACACAATAAATGGAATTGAAAACAAAAAAGCGGCATAACCTTGCCCCTCCAGGCAAAAAGGGTCAGGTCGTTTTCTATTCTGAAGAAGAAAAAAAAGCACTGGCGCACATTGGCAGCGGGTCAGCAGCTGAAGGCACACGCATTGCGGTCAGATGGGCGCACCACTTTTGGTCTGTTGGATTGAGGCCAGATCATGACTTAAACCATGTTGGCATCTGTTTGTTTGTGGATGATGCCCTTGCGGACGATTTATAGCCCGTTTTAAGCGGTTTTTTTGGCTTGGGAAGGGTAAGGTATAGGCAGGCAAGAAAAAAGCCCCTAAGGGCTTAAAATTGGAAAGTGCTTACTAACTTATTTCTTGAAAATTATTCTAAGCAGTAGGGCAACAGTGGCATAAATCATGCGCCGACCTTTGAATTATCAAAACAAAAAGAATAACCCTTGCCGTCGGCGCTATCACCAAAACGCATATCGGTTAAATCCCAGTCTAATTTGTGCTTTTCGACTAGGGCTTTAACTGCTTGAAAGTGGCAAACCTCGTGCGAGTATTCGTGCGGGTAGGAAATAGTGGCTTGAAAGCCTTTAATATCACCGCAGCCGACTGTGTAGGCTTTGATGCGTGAACCCTTTGAGTTTGTCGCTGGAATAAATTTTGTGTGAATTGCAATCATGATTAACACCTTTCAAACCCTGCAAAAGTACAGGCCAAAGGGCACATAATGCCCAATGGTTTGCACTCTTAACCTCTCCAAGCCAAAATAACGCCGATATAGGCAAAGGCAACAACGCAGGCAATGGCCCAAAGAATTTCTGATTTATCCATGATTAACACCTCTTTAATTGATTGATTAGTAGCCGCTGGTTGATTCCTCATAATCGAGCATCTCAGGCATCCAAAGAATAACCCAGGTTTTCTCAGTTACCGAATAACCTTCAAGCATCAGAGGGTCCCAGTGGAATAAACGGGAAAGCCTGAATTCACTGTAGTCTTGTTTGATTGTGGGAATCGCCCTGAGCTGGTTAAGGGCTTCCTGTGCTGATTGTGGAAATGTCATGATGTACACCTTTTAAGTTTGTTGATTGAACACTAGGATTTTCTGACCTAGTGCATATATTATCGTTTCTGTCTGACACTATGTCATCAGTACAAACCCTAATATCCCACTATTTATATCTATTGATAACGGCTAATCAATAGGTTTTATCTATTTAACATAATACTGTATTACTGACTGGCTGGTTAGTATCCCTTAGATGGTGCATCACCCCTAAATGCGAATGATTCTCATTACCTATTTGCGAATGATTCTCATTTAGATTCACCATACGTTAGTGTTTACCAACTTCTAGATGAGAATGATTCTCATTTGCATCTAGTGTTAGTATGTGCTTACTTCGCATTAAGTGAGTGAGTGCTTACTAGGGGGGGGAGGGGGTTGGTGTGAGAGAGAATATTTGATGTAGCCTCGTCTATATTTAAAAAAGGAAACGAGGATTTACAAAGCCTCGTCTGTACTTGAAAAGCTAAATCAGACTGTTTGACACAAACAAGGTTAGCTTTGAAGAAAAGAAGGTAATCAAGAAAATACAGGCGTAGCAAGGCAGTCGTAGATATTCTCATGGTCTTGAGAATCCCTAGATGGGTGGGTGTCGTATAGCGTATAGAGTTAAGCTGACTCTATGGGGCTTCAGGTCGTATTACTGTTTCCAGTGCGTACCGCTTTATAGCCACCGCCCTTACTTCCTGGTGAGGATTGGTTTGGGCAACCGTATATCTCATGCCTTTGAGGGTGCGACTGCCACACCCGACATCCCTTTACTTGTCACGCCAATCAGTTGTATCCGTGTTGGATTTGCCAATGTTACACGCCTCACACAAGACTTGCAAGTTCTCAATATCAAGTTCTCGTTCTGGGTGTTTTGACCTTGGAAGGATGTGGTCAACATGGATGTAGCCATTGGTTTCCCCACAAGCCTGACACTTCTTGCCAAACCTGACTAAAGCCTTGTACCTGACATCCCGCCACTCACGAGTCTTATAGAAGTCTTTACCCATGCCGAAGACATAGACTGGTGGTGGCTCAAACTGGACTTTCTTCTTGGGAGACTTCTTTTGCATAGCCCAAGCTATCTGAGAAGCCTTCTTTTTAATGAGTGCCTGAATGACAGGACTGGATTCTGCTAGTTTGTCTAAGGTCTTCTTGGCTTTGGCTGCTCTGGCTTTGCGCTGACGCTTAACTGCGTCCATTCCTGCTTTACTGTAAATTGCCATAAAAAAAGCCCTTTAGGAGTAGTACAGTCGCACCCCCAAGAATCCTCAGGGCTGTACCACTTCTAAAAGACTTTCCTTGGTGCGATCAAGTACCTCCACTATACAAGATTCCTGTTCTGATGTAAAGTAAACACTAACTTCCCTTCTGTGGACAAAAGATGAATGCAATAGACGCTTTACCTGAACAACTGAAAAAGCCTAGAGGCCGTCCTCCAAAGGCTGTAAAAGTGGCTATTCCCAAACCAATGACTATGGCTAGGTATGCCGATAGTCCTCCTGCTGTTCTTCCCAAGACTGAACTACAGAGAGTCAAAGAACTCAAAGACCTTCTGATAAGCAGTGCTGGCTCTAACGTTGTCCACAAGGCAGTTGAGATTGCCATGAATGACGATCACCCTGCTCAAATGGCGGCAATCAAACTCTGTATGGACAGAATGCTCCCTATTTCCTTGTTTGAGAAAGAAGGAAAACAACGGTCAGCAGTTAACATAACTATTTCAGGTATTGGTGGTGTCTCTATTGGTGACAACACAATTGACGCTGAAGACATAGAAAGCAAAGATGTCTGATCTAAACTTCAGTCTCCTCCCTTGGCAACAAGAAGTCTTTGCTGATAAAACAAGGTTCAAAGTCATTGCTGCCGGGCGGCGTTGTGGCAAGTCTCGCCTGTCTGCTGTCACCCTACTGATTGAAGGACTGCAATGCACTGCTGGTTCGGCTGTGTTGTATGTTGCCCCTACCAATGGTCAAGCTAGGCAAATTATTTGGGATGTACTGATGGAGTTGGGTAGGGAGGTTATCCAAGCAAGCCACATCAATAACATGGATATCACCCTGATAAACGGAGCAAAAATCTATGTTAGAGGTGCAGATCGCCCAGATACTTTGCGAGGAGTGTCGCTCACCTATGCTGTGCTTGACGAGGTTGCCGACATCAAGCCAGAAGCCTGGGAGCAAGTTATTCGTGCGTCTTTGTCTGATAAAAAGGGGAGAGCTATGTTCATCGGCACTCCCAAAGGTCGCAACTTTTTCTATGACATTTTTAAGCTCGGAAACTCAGAAGAAGACCCAGACTGGAAATCTTGGCACTTCACAACCAAAGACAACCCCCTGATCGACCCAACTGAGATCGAATCTGCCAAGAAAACCCTTTCCTCCTTTGCTTTCAAACAAGAATACCTTGCCTCCTTTGACAACGCTGGTTCTGATGTTTTCAAGGAAGAATGGCTTAAGTATGGAGAAGAACCTGAGTATGGGAGCTACTACATTGCTTGTGACTTGGCTGGATTTGAGGAAGTTGCCAAACAAGCGGCTAACTCCAAGAAGCGGTTAGACCAGACTGCTATTGCTGTGGTCAAGGTCACTGATGATGGCAAATGGTTTGTCAAAGAGATTGCTTATGGTCGGTGGGACATCAGAGAGACTGCTGCCACCATTTTGCTCAAGATGCGGGAATACCGCCCACTTTCGGTAGGAATCGAGCGTGGAGCGTTAAAAAACGCAGTTTTGCCATATTTGAGTGACTTAATGCGGAAGAATAATGTATATTCGCACATAGTTGACTTGACCCACGGCAATCGCAAAAAGGCTGATCGTATTATTTGGTCACTTCAAGGACGATTTGAGCATGGCAGGATTGTGCTGAACTCCGAGGAAGATTGGGATGAATTCAAAGATCAACTCTTGATGTTCCCCGCCCAAGGTGTTCATGATGACTTGCCTGATGCCCTATCGTACATTGACCAACTGGCTGTTACCTCATACTTCCAAGATGACCAAGAAGATGAGTGGGAGCCACTAGACGTAATTTCAGGTATCTAAGGGCAACACATGGCAACAGACAAACAAGTGAAATTAGAGCAAAACGAGTTCTACGAGCCAACAGAGGCTGATAAAGAACTAACTGCCTTCGTCACAGATCATTGCCAGCGGTGGCGTGATTACAGAGATACCAACTTCCTCCCTGATTGGCTAGAGTACGAGCGTATCTTCCGTGGTCAGTGGGCGGCAGAAGACAAGACCCGTGAATCTGAGCGTAGCCGTATCGTCACACCCGCTACCCAACAAGCTGTAGAAACCCGCCATGCTGAGATCATGGAAGCTATCTTTGGTCAAGGTGATTTCTTTGACATTGAAGACGATATTAAAGACATCGGTGGCAATCCAATAGATGTTGAGATGATTAAAGCTCAACTGATGGAAGACTTCAAGAAGGACAAAATCAGAAAATCTATCGACCAGATCGAGTTGATGGCTGAAATCTATGGAACAGGTATTGGCGAGATCATCGTCAAGACTGAGAAGGAGTACATCCCTTCTACCCAAGCTATTCCCGGTCAAGTTGGTCAGGCTGCTATTGGTGTGATGGAGAAAGACCGTATTGCGGTCAAGATCATGCCAGTCAATCCAAAGAACTTCTTGTTTGACCCTAATGGCACATCTATTGATGACTGTATGGGTGTGGCTATTGAGAAGTATGTATCAATACACAAGATTGTTCAGGGTATTGAGAAGGGTATCTACCGTAAGGTAGACATCACTCCCACCTATGAAGACACTGATCTTGAGCCTACCCAAGAGGTTTCTCAGTACCAAGACGAGAAAGTTCTGTTGTTGACCTACTATGGTCTTGTGCCAAGAGAGTACCTGAACAACTTAGAAGAAAACAAAGACATTGTTGAGTTGTTTCCTGAGAATTCAGCGGCTGAAGACTACTCAGACATGGTTGAAGCCATTGTTGTGATTGCCAATGATGGTTTATTGCTGAAAGCTGAAGAAAACCCATACATGATGAAGGATAGGCCGGTCTTGAGCTATCAAGATGACACCATTCCTAATCGTTTGTTGGGTCGTGGAACGGTGGAAAAAGCCTTCAATATGCAAAAAGCTATTGATGCTCAGACCCGTAGCCACTTGGATTCACTGGCATTGACCACTTCCCCTATGATTGCGATGGATGCAACCCGTCTGCCAAGGGGTGCTAAGTTTGAAGTCAAGCCCGGAAAGGCCATGCTTACCAATGGCGCACCTTCTGAGATCATTTTCCCATTTAAGTTTGGTGAGACTAGCCTAAACAACCTCAATACTGCCAAGGAATTTGAGCGTATGTTGTTGCAAGCTACTGGGACATTGGATTCTCAGGGTATGGTTAGCCAGTCCACTAGGGATGGTGCTGGTATGTCTACAGCAGTAGCTACCATCATCAAGAAGTACAAGCGTACTTTGGTCAATTTCCAAGAAGATTTCCTGATTCCTTTCATCAAGAAGGCGGCTTTCAGGTATATGCAGTTTGACCCAGAGCGTTATCCATCTGTGGACATGAACTTCATCCCGACTGCCACCTTGGGCATCATTGCTCGTGAGTATGAACAGCAGCAATTCATTGGTTTGTTGCAGACTCTTGGGCCAAATACGCCTGTTCTGCCTTTGATTCTGAAGGGAATCATGCAAAACTCTAGTTTGACCAACAGATTTGAGTTGATTGCCAAACTTGATGAGATGATGCAACCAAATCCTGAACAACAGCAGATGGAGCAGATGCAACAGCAGTTGGCTATGCAAGCGGCACAGGCTCAGATTGCTGTTTCTACTACTCAAGCTGAACAAAATCGTGCTGAAGCCACTAAACTGGCTGTTGAAGCGCAATTGTTGCCTCAAGAAGTTCAGGCTAAGAACATGGCGGCTGTTACCAAAAACCTGCCTAATGAAGATGAAGCAGCATCCCGTGAGTTTGACAAGAGAGTTAAGATTGCTGAGTTGATGTTGAAGGAAGCAGACATCAAAAACAAGTCAAAGATTGTTGAATTACAGATGGCAAACAAACAAGAGAATCTGCGTTCAGTAGAAAATGACTTCTTAGATCAACTGTCTGGAGCATTGAAATGAGTCTGTTGCCAAACTTAGATGAGATGACAGATGAACAGAAGATGGCTGTTCTTCAGTCAATTCAGAAGTCTATTGCTGAAAGTAAAGAAGTTCAAAAGCAAAAGATTGCGGCTAATGTTGATTTAGTCGTACAAGCCTTAAAGAAAATTGAGTCTGACATTCGTTCTCGTTTTGACGATGTAGGCAATGCCATTGAAAAGCGTGTGTCATCCATCAAAGATGGTCGTGATGGTATCAACGGCAAGGATGGACGAGATGGAAAAGACGGGAAGAACGGCAGAGATGGAGCTAAAGGCGATAAAGGTGACGCTGGTCGAGATGGGCGTAATGGAGTGGATGGTGTTGACGGTGTTTCTGTTACCTCTGCTCGCATTGATTTTGATGGTAGTCTTATCATTAGTTTGTCTACTGGCGTTGAACTCAATGTTGGTGAAGTTGTTGCTTCTGATCTTGCAGAACGCATCAAAGTCATTACTAATGGTGGCGGTACTTCTCAGTCTGTACTTGATACTCTAGCTTCTTTACAGACCCAGATTGATGACCTGATTCCTAGCCAAACAGGAAACTCAGGAAAGTTCTTGACTACCAATGGAACTGATCTTTCTTGGGCTACTGTCAGCGGCAGTGGACTGTCATACCAAGGCACTTGGAACGCTTCTACCAACACACCAACATTGGCGAGTAGCACAGGCACAAGTGGCTACTACTACATTGTTTCTGTTGCTGGCTCTACCAATTTGGATGGCATTACTGATTGGGCTATTGGTGACTGGTTGCTGTTTAATGGTTCTGCTTGGCAGAAGATTGACCAATCAAACTTAGTTACATCTGTTAATGGTCAGACTGGTGCTGTATCGGTTGGAACTGTAACAAGTGTGTCGGCTACGGCTGGAACAGGAATAACTGTTACTGGTAGCCCAATTACATCAAGTGGCACTCTGACCATTACAAACTCTGCACCAGATCAGACTGTTTCGCTAACTGCAAGCACAGGCATCTCTACTAGCGGTACTTACCCTAACTTCACTATCACTAACACTGCACCAGACCAGACTGTTAGTTTGACTGGTGCGGGTACAACATCTATTTCTGGAACTTACCCAAACTTCACAATTACCTCTGCTGACTCAACAGTTGGAACTGTTACAAGTGTTGGTGGAACTGGCACAGTCTCTGGCATTTCATTATCAGGAACAGTTACTAGCAGTGGTAATTTGACTTTAGGTGGTAGCTTAGACTTATCAAGTCCACCTACCATTGGCAACACAGCACCCAACACAGGTACATTCACCACATTAACGGTAAACGACAATACAACACTAGGTAGCAGTAATACAGATACAGTAACTTTTACAGCACGTATCAATTCTGATTTTGACCCTGCAACAGATAACGCATATGACTTGGGTCGAGTTGGTCATGAGTGGCGAGATTTATATATTGATGGAACTGCCAACATTGATAGTTTGATTGCTGACACTGCTGATATTAACGCAGGAACAATTGATGGTACGACTATTGGTGCATCATCTGCCTCTACAGGTGCATTTACTACCCTGTCTGCTACAGGTGTCACAACTGTTCAAGCAGGAACTGCGGCTGCTCCTGCAATTACCACTACTGGCGACACCAACACAGGATTCTTCTTCCCTGCGGCTGACACTATTGCTTTTAGTGTGGGTGGTGCGGAGGCTATGCGTATCGACTCCAGCGGTAACTTGCTGTTCAATAACGGCTACGGCTCTGTTGCCACTGCTTACGGCTGTCGTGCTTGGGTGAACTTCAACGGCACTGGCACTGTGGCGATTCGTGCAAGTGGTAATGTATCTAGTATTACGGATAACGGTACTGGCAACTACACGGTCAACTTTACAACTGCGATGCCAGATGCGAATTATGCAGTTGTAGTGACTGCGGGTGATACATCTTCAGGAACTTGTTTGTCCCAATCAGCGTTTAATACGTCGCCTACAACGAGTGCATCTCAAGTTTTGGTGACAAACTCCGTATTCACAGCGACAGACAGACCGTTTGTTCAAGTCGCCATCTTCCGCTAATTCATCAGGAGTAACCATGAACTCTCGCATCATTTACCCAACTGACGATGGCGGCGTGTCTGTCATCGTTCCTTCCCCCAACTGCGAACTGACCATTGAAGAGATTGCCGCCAAGGACGTTCCTCCTGTCGTTGTAATGCAGGATGGCGTTGTTGTGTCTTCCACGCCCCGTCCTTTCAAAATCGTGGATGTCGCTGACATCCCATCTGACCGCACATTCCGCAACGCATGGGAGTATTCTGAGTGATTACCATAAACATTGACAAGGCAAAGAGCATTGCTCACGATAAGCGCAGAGAAGCACGAACGCTTGAGTTTGCACCTTTGGACATCAAGGCAACCATTCCCTCTGAAGCAACAGCGGCTGAGACAGCAAGGCAAGCAGTGAGAGACAAGTATGCGGCTATGCAAACAGCGATTGACTCTGCTTCAACAGTAGATGAGATTAAGGCGGCAATGCCACAAGGAACCCCATGAACGAAATCAAACTCTCCACCAACTTGGTCAACGCAATCCTGCAATACCTTGGCTCTCGCCCATACACGGAAGTGTTTCCACTGATCGAGGCTCTATGACTCGCAAGCAGGATATTGCTGTTCGTCCAGACAATTACAGCCAGCCAGATTACGATGGAGAGGTGATTGCGCCAATCTGGTCTGATGTTGAGGATTTGAGTACGATTGAGCGTTTTGGTTTTAGCAAAGTCGATTTGGAGTAATAAATAATGGGAATCCAAGCCTTCACAAGGACAGGTAATACTGTAGCTTTTCTAGCGGCT